TGTTAGCTGTGTAAAAGACGAAGAGGTACCAGAAGCACAAGCCTACATAGAAAAGTGTATGCGGATGGTGCCTGATTGGGCAGACGGTCTGCCCATTAATTGCGAGAGCGGAACAGGCAAATCATATGGCGATTGCGAATAACATTGCACCTTGGTCATTCAGTAAGATTAAATCTTTCGAGCAGTGTCCCAAACAGTTTTACCATGAGAAGATAGCAAAAGACTATCCATTCATACCTACGGCGGCTACCAAATACGGTAACGCGTTTCACAAGGCGGCAGAAGACTACATAAAAACTGGAGAGCCTCTGCCAATGGAGTTTGAGTTTGCCCAAAATTTTTTAGACAGACTAGCAGATAAACGAGGCGTAAAGTTTTGTGAACGCAAGATGGGCGTCACTGAAGATCTGAAAGCCTGTGGGTTCTACGACAAAGAAGCGTGGTTCCGTGGCATAGCTGATCTGCTTATAATTGATGTGATAGGCGAAGTCGCGTGGGTTATTGACTACAAAACATCTAACTCGTCACGGTACGCGGACAAGGGACAGCTAGAGTTGATGGCCCTATCCGTATTTGCACACTTCCCAGAAATAAAAACAGTACGCGCAGGGTTGGTTTTTGTGCTAGTAAATGACTTAGTGAAACACACCTACGAGGTGCATGATAAAGCAGACTTGTGGGAGAAGTGGATTAAGAAGTTCAACGCTATGAAAGCCGCAGCAGAAGCAGACACGTGGAACGCCCGTCCTAACGGGTTATGTAAAAGGCACTGTCCTGTGGCGGAGTGCATACACAACGGAGCGAACTCGTAATGCCGTACAAAAACCCTAAAGACCGCAAGAAGCAGACTAATAAACCTGTTGGCAGTAAGCCGTTTGAGGCGCGTATGGAGCGCCAACGTGCGCGGCGTAAGATGGACCGCGAGGGGGTAGATAGAAATAACAACGGCAAAGCTGACAAGCGTGAGGGCAAAGACATCAGCCACAAAAAAGCCTTGAGTAAAGGTGGTTCTAACAAAGACGGTGTGACAGTAGAAAACCGCAGTAAGAACCGTGCAAGGAACTATAAAAAGAAAAAGTAGGAGAACAAATGAAGATTTTAGATGGTAAGGCGCTGCTACTCAAGCTGCGCAATCCAAACCGTGTCACCTCTATTATTCCAAAAAGCAAACAAATAGATAACAACGAAGTGCTTGTGAAATGGGATATTGATGCGGCTCACAAGCTGCGTAACCTTAACATCCAAGCTCCGTCACCTATCGACACCCAGTATAATTGGTCAGGGCAACACACTCCGTTTGCCCATCAGAAGAAAACGTCTTCGTTCTTTACCATGAATAAGAAAGGCTTCTGCTTCAACGAGCAAGGCACGGGTAAAACAGCAAGTGCGATCTGGGCCGCTGATTTCCTTATAAAGCAAGGCAAGATAAACAGAGTGCTTGTGATATGCCCACTGTCGATTATGGATAGTGCGTGGAGAGCAGACTTACACACGTTTGCCCCGCACCGTACTGTGGATGTTGCGTATGGTAGCGCCAAGAAACGTGCAGCCATCGTCAACCAAGGGGCAGAGTTTGTCATAATAAATTATGACGGTGTGGAGATAGTGGTAGAGGAGGTACTCAAAGGTGGCTTCGATCTGGTTATTGTGGACGAGGCTACCCACTACAAGAATGCACGGACTAAGCGTTGGAAGACACTTCGCAAGATAGTAGGCGACGACACTTGGCTGTGGATGATGACGGGTACTCCCGCCGCACAATCCCCTCTTGATGCGTATGGCATTGCGAAGCTGATTAATCCAGATGCAGTTCCGAGGTTCTACAGTTCGTTCCGCGATACGGTTATGCAGCAGATTACACAGTTTCGTTGGGTGCCCAAAGAGAACGCTAATGAGATTGTATTTAACGCGTTACAGCCAGCCATACGGTTTACCAAGAAGGAATGTCTCGATTTGCCAGACATGACATACGTCAAACGTAAGGTTGAGTTGACCAAACAACAAACAAAATACTATGAAATACTCCGTAAGAAGCTGGTGATGAAGGTAGGTAGCGACGAGGTGTCTGCCATAAACGCTGCCGCAACCATGAACAAGTTACTTCAGATCAGTGCAGGCGCAGTATACACCGATGACGGTGACGCGTTAGAGTTTGACATAAAGAACCGCTACCAAGTGCTGAAAGAAGTTATAGACGAGAGTAGCCAAAAGGTCTTGGTATTCGTGCCATTCAAGCACACTATCGACGTGCTAGTATCCAAGCTACGGTCTGACAACTTAACAGCAGAAGTGATTCGCGGCGACGTGCCAGCACACGCCAGAACCGACATATTTAAAAGGTTTCAAACTGATACTGACCCCAAGATATTGGTGATACAGCCTCAATCAGCAGCACATGGTGTGACTTTAACTGCGGCGAATACTGTGGTATGGTGGGGTCCGACTTCTTCACTGGAAACGTACTCGCAAGCGAATGCTAGGGTTCATAGATCAGGACAGAAGCATCCGTGTACAGTCGTACAATTGCAGGGGTCGGGTGTAGAGAAGCGCGTGTACTCTTTGCTTGATAAACGCATAGATGTGCACACAAAAATGATCGACTTGTACAAAGAACTGCTTGACTAAGGCAGTATATATAACTAAATAATACTTTGTACTAGGAGGAGATAAAATGAGCGACTATTCAGACGCCCCTGCCGATAAGATGACGAAAGCGTATTTAGCCATACGCAACAAACGTGCACAATTAAAGGCAGAGTACACTAAACAGGATGACGAGTTAGCTAGGCAGCTTGACATCTTGAAACGAGCGCTTCTTAGCTATTGTGAACGTAACAAAGTTGAGAGCGTTAGAACCGACGAAGGGTTATTCTTTCGTTCTCAACGCACCAAATATTGGACTAGCGATTGGGAAGCCATGCACAAGTTTGTCATAGAACATAAAGTGCCAGAGTTGTTCGATAAGCGTATAAACCAGACGAATATAAAACAATTCTTGGAAGAAAATCCTGAGTTAAAACCCGAGGGTCTAAATATAGACACCGAGTATGTTATATCAGTAAGGAAAAAATAATGGCTTCACCCTTCGTAGCTATAGAAGATCTGGCTAAACACTTAGCCGTATCAGTATCTACCGTTCGCGGCTGGATACGTCAGGGCCACATCCCTGACAACACTTTTCTAAAAATCAACAACGTCTATCGTTTTGATAAGGACGCCGTGTCTAACGCATTACTAAGCAAGACTGGCCCCATAAGGTCTGTGGTCGATGGTGATTTCACAGACGCTCACCCCGTGCGGTATACATCGCACGATAACACCCAGTACGAGATGGATCTAAGTCTCGACGAAGATATATAGGAGAACGACAAATGGCTGCACCATACGTTATAAAGAATGTGGAAGCCCTATGGCCCAAGCTGGACCGTACTTATGCTTTCGATCAAAAGGCAAACCAGAGTATGCCGTGCGATCCGATGGCACCAAACGCTGAGTATTCCATCGAACTGAAGATGGATAGCGAAACCGCCAAGCATCTATACATTGCTATGGTAAAATCCTATCAGGCTAACAAAAAACCAGATTGGCCTGATAAACCTGCTAACCCTATGACTAAGCACGACGATGGCACCCGCACCGTCAAGTGCATACTCAAAGGCCAATACAACGGTGAAAAGACCCGTAAGCCTCTACAGTTTGATTCCAAGAACAATCCTATGGATGATGACTTTCAGTTGACTACGGGCAGCAAGATCAACATTGCTGTAACCTTTTATCCGTATAAATACATGCAGAACGAGCCAAGCGTTTCTCTGCGTATAAAACAGGTCCAAGTCCTTCAGTTGGCAGAACGCACTATGCGTAGCTTGTTTGATACAGTGGACGATGGCTATACTAAATCTTCTGAGAGCGTGTTTGGGAACAACGTAGTAGACATGCCACAGAAGAAAGAGCCAGAAGTAGACCTAACAGGTTTTGACGAAGACAACGGTTCCCCTGCCGAACCAGAACCAGTCAAGGTTGAGAAAAAAGCAGCGGCAGCGGGTGCGTCCCAAAGTGCTACGCTAGATAGCATACTAGACGAGTGGGATGACTAATTAAACAGCGCGGTCTTTCGGGGCCGCGCAAACTTTTACGGGAAGAGAACACAGTGAGCACTGAAATATTTTTACGTTCTGTGCTAGGGGAAGACGGTCACTATTGCCTGTGGTGCAATAAAAGCAAAAAAGACATCAAACAGGAATTTTATCCGTCAGTCGAGCGTTTATTAGAACGAGCAAATGAGTTAGACGCAGAAGGGTACAATGTATTCTTCGCCCTTGGCACGTACAAAGAACCCCTGTTGGGTCGCAAACAAATTAATGTCGTGCAGATGAAGTCTTTCTTTGTCGATCTTGATTGTGGTCCGAGCAAAGAGTTCCCTACGCAAGCAGACGCGATTGAGGCGCTGCGTAGATTTTGTAAGACTAACAAGCTGCCTAGACCAACAATCATAAACTCCGGTAACGGGTTACATGTATACTGGCCTTTGAGTTCAGCAGTGGACGAGAAGACTTGGTTCCCAGTTGCGGAGCGGCTCAAGCAGCTATGTGCTGACCAATCATTCTGGGCGGACCCTTCACGCACATCTGATTCTGCTAGTATATTACGTGTACCAAACACTCACAACTACAAGAGTGATCCACCTAAACCTGTCGGGCTTATCAACGATTACTATGCGGACCCCATAGATTTCTTAGACTTTGAAGAACGTGTGGGCGGCGGTGTGATACCAGTTCCGTCTAAGTTTACTCCCAGTGCGTACAGAGACACATTAAACAAACAATCCTCTGGCAGCTTTAAGCGTCTGCTAGAGAAAACAGCCAAAGGGCAAGGCTGCGCACAGATAGAATACATAATACAGAACCAAGAGAGTATCTCCTATGACATGTGGAGAGCAGGTTTATCTATTGCAAAGGTGTGTACGGACGGGGACAAGGCCGCAAAATTGATGTCTGCCAGTCACCCCGATTACGATTATAACGAGACAATCCGCAAGATGATGGATACGGGTGGGCCACAATACTGCACCACATTTGCGGGCCATAACCCTGATGGCTGCGCGGGCTGTCCCAATGCGATGCTCATAACAACTCCTGCACAACTGACAACTATTGTGGAAGAAGCGGAACCTACTCCTGAGATACCCGAATACCCTGCACCGTACATGCGCGGCAAGCATGGGGGTGTATACATGCGTACCAAGGATGAAGAGGGTAACCCAAAGGAAGATTTAATATACCTCAACGACTTCTATGTAACGCGTAGACTGCATGATGTTGAACAGGGAGAGGTGGTTGCATTTGCTCTGCACTTACCAAAGGACGGGGTGCGAGAGTTCACAGTCCCTCTTATGGCTATTACTTCGCGGGAAGAGTTCCGCAAGCATATGGCTATGAAGGGTATAACTTCTTATGGCGATGATTTGGCTAGGCTTATGAAATACGTACAAACATGGGTGAATGAATTGCAGCAGACAGGCGCAGCGAGCGAGGCTCACCAACAGTTCGGGTGGGTTGATGACAACACTATGGAAGAGTTTGTTCTTGGGGATAAACTTATCAAGGCGCACACTATAGAGTATAACCCGCCTTCGTCTAAAACCGCAGGGTTCGTGGAAGCACTTACAGCAAAAGGGAGCGCAGAGCGTCAGAAAGAGATACTTGGGTTCTTCAATGTAGAGGGTCTTGAGTTGCACCAGTTTGTTATCTGCATGGGTCTAGCGTCACCTCTGATGCCACTGAGTGGGCTGTTTAGCTTCGCAACGCACTTGTATGGCGGGTCAGGGGTAGGGAAAACCACTGCTATGTATTGTAACTCTGCGATGTGGGGCGACCCGCATTTCCTAACTTTAGGCCAGAGAGACACGCCAAACTCACGTATGTCTCGGGGAGAGATATACAAAAACCTGCCACTAAACTCTGACGAAATGTCAAACATGAGGCCATTTGATGCGTCTGATTATGCGTATCAGATTGCGGAAGGTAAACAACGTAACAGGTTACAGGGTAGTGCCAACGTAGAACGCTATCGAGGGAAGCCGTGGCGGTTGCAGGGGTGTTCGTCTGGTAACATAAGTCTCCATGAATTACTTCAGAAGTTGAAGGCTGACCCAGAAGCAGAGATGCAGCGTATACTGGAGTTCACCGTTGATCCCAACCTAAAAGCTATCATTGATAAAGATAAAACTGACGCGCTTTATAAAGACATACAATCTAATTACGGGCATTTTGCTGTGCCGTATATACAATATGTTATACAGAACCGTGCAAAAGTGGTTCAGTTGTACGCCAACATAAAAGAGCGATTAGATAAGGCTGCAGATTTGTCGGCAGTTAATCGTTTCTATTCCGCAGGGTGCACAAACGTGCTTGTGGCTGCAACACTTGGAAAGGCTATGGGCGTAATAGATTATGACGTAAAGCGTTTGTTCGTGTGGGTCGTCAATGAATTAATACGGGCCAAAGGAGCGATCAGCGATACAGGCGTAGACACTAAGTCTATACTTGCAGATTTTGCTAGAGATAATTGGGGCAACATCCTTAAAATCAAAAGCACTGACGATGGTAGAGATGAAATTGCAAGTTTGGTAGTACCTGAGAGTATGCCCAGAAACAAACTGGCAGGGCGTTTTGAAACCGACACAAAGATACTTGCTATCCCTACAAAAGAGTTCAAGAAATATCTAGTGGATCAGTATATAAACTACGGCTCCACAATAAAAAGCCTAAAAGAGGACATGGGCGCAGTTATGAAGAGTGTGTATATGACCAAGGGTACTAGCCTAAACTTACCTTCTCAATATTGCGTGGTTGTTAAGATGGAGGAGTTAGGTGAAACCCCTGAGACTTGATGACTTAGACCCTGATGGAGTAAAAATTATCATAAAGTGGGACAAGTTTGTAGTCGGTGCCTCGGTGTTTATACCCTGCATAAATACAGAGAAAGCTAAAAAACAACTAAAACGTGTTGCAAGTTTGAAACAATACCAAATTTCCATTCAAATTCGCATAGAAAATGGTATGTGGGGGGTTCGCACTTGGCGACACCTGTGATATATAGTGGTTAACAGCTTGGTCCATACAACCAGTTGTTCTCCTCCCTGATCTGACCCTGCTTCGGCAGGGTCTTTTTTTAATCAGTTAGGTCTTGCCATCCACTAGCGAGTTCTAGCAGAGCGTTTCTGTACGTAGGACTGAGTGCCACACCTTGGTACATGTCAACACTGGTTTGCATATGTTGGTTCAAAGAACGCTTCAAACTCTTTGGAGTTATAGATGCCTCAGGATGGCGTTGATTGAATTTTTGCATTTCTCTAAGCACGTTATCAACTTCCTCTGCATCATTCTGACGCAGGGCGATGTAGTATTTCTTAGATAGCGCGGATCGTTTGGTGGTGACTGCCTTGTCTATACCCTTCAAGATACGATTCTGGTCTGATGCTTGTGTGTAACCTGCGGGTTGTATGCCAAACAGAACACCCATAAGCTCACCAGTTGTCATATCATCGTATATTGGGTCACCTCTTCGACTAAACGCACCGCCCTCTCTGCTGTAGCGACCGAGGCTCTTCATTGCGTTAGCCACCGCTGTAGGCATTAGGTTTTCAATACCTCGTTCAATCTGCCCGTCCCCAAGATCTTCTATGCCTCTTTTAATCCGGTTCGCGGTGGATAGTGCAGGACCACCGATGTAGAACCCTATCGTTTCTTCAAGCGATGGATCGGGGTTATATTTGTTCTCTTGTATAAGAAGACCCGTCAACGCGGTACGTGACGCAGTATCTAGCCCTGTCATTGCGACCAACGGACCTTTATACCAGCCTTCACCAACTTGCTTCCGCACAAGCGTATCAAAATCTTCCTCTTCATCGTCAAGGAAGAACATGTTAGCTACAAGACGTACTGCACCGTACAAGGGTATACCTTGCAGACCCGCAAAGAATATCGCCGAACCGTGTAGACCAAGAAGAATCTTAAACGCTTCTTTACGCTGTTCTGGGGGCAACTCTTTATCGACCATGCGTTTTGCCTGTTTAAACATACTGTAGTACATCTGCAGTCCGTAGCTCTTGTACATCATGGCTACGCGCCCGATGTTCTCTCGTGCTATACTTGGTCCTGTCTCTAGGTACGCACCGCCATTGGCCTCTTGCGTCATATAGATAGCTTCCTCGGCGGCTTCCATTTGCTGCTCTGCTGTTGGATTACCTTTGCCCTGTGTAAGTTTATCTATATGTAGGTTGTACGCTGCAATCATAGTGTTCTGACGGTTGAACTTTTCCACGTGGTTAAACATGTACGCAGATATGCCAGATATTTTATCCATAATACTGCCAGCAAGTCCCCCCAAAGTGTCTTTGCGCATAGCCCTAGCTGCTTCGTCCAGACCCATACTTTCTGCGAGATAACTTTGGCTAACAAGCTGCCCTCTCTCGGCTGCTACTTTTACAAGCGGCATGAGATCCAATAGTTTTTGACGCATTGCATCTGACATCTTAGGATCAGCTTTCAAAGATATATTACCGTCGAGATCCATGTCATAGAAGTCACGCAAAGAGTTTTTAACATTAATAGTTATACTGCCTGCTTCTTTAATCGCCTTTGTTGTCTGGGCATAACCATACTTGGCCCCCAGATAGGGCATAACAAACAGAGGTATCTGCGTCCCGTTAACTAGCGCAGAGGATGCGTTAAACCCAATAGTATATATAAACGCAAATTGGTTTAACCTGCGACCCACGTCTTCGATAGATTTGTTTTTAGCGCCCTGCCGTGCAAATCTGGCTCTACCTAACAACTCAGCCTTCATATCCTCAAACACCGTATCAGGAACGTCTGCGGGCTGTTTCGTGTTTTCAATCTGCTGTTCTATCAAACGTATTTCAGAAGCGGATTTTAGTTTCTGAGCTTGGACCGCTAGGTCGTAACCTTTTGTCCTAAGAGCATACATGCTGTCTTCTTTGTAGCCGGGTGTTCCTTTACGTTTTTGCATGGATTTGGCAAAAGACGTTTCAGGTAAGGTCGCTACAAACAACCGCATAACTTCTTCTATAGCCTTATTATCTACCTTCGCCTTAGATAGAGAGTTCACAACTTCAAACACAAACGAGGTGGGAGGTGCTTTTTGATAATCTTCAATAGTTGCCTCGCCTTGAGATCTTTGGACATTTTCAAATCTAGGATCAGCTTTTATTTCCCTGAAGGCTCGGTCGCGTTCAGCTTTTGTAGTAAACATCTCAACTACATACTCGGCACGTGCGTTGGGGGCGTTCTTAACACCGTAGCTCAACTTGTAGTTGCCTTCTCGAACAAGAGGGAAGTAAACCTCTAACGTACCAGCATCAAACAACTTCGCATAAATATCTTTCTTGACCTTTTTGACTACTTCAGGATCGCCTGCCTCTTTGCCAAGCTCGTCAATCTCTTTCAGAACAATCTTTCTTGCCCGTTCAAACTGTTCTTTGTAGTGATCACGCATCTTCTTATAAGCTAATTGCCCGTCTCCACGAAGCCCGTTATCGCGTATAAACTTCTGTTGTTCGTTCCAAATGTCTAATTTAGTCTTATTTGGGTCGTCACTTTGCTTGTCTTTGTAGGCTTTTATAGCTTCTGCCTGCGGCAAAAACGCATCTACTTGGTAAATGGTTGCACCGAAATCTTGACTGTAAATAAGTTCATTTAGTTTGGCTACTTTCGCATTACCCATGCGCTTGAAGATACCTTGAACCTCTTCGACTACCTTCTTTGTAGCTTCCGTAGCAGTGGTTATTGACCCGCGTTGACGGAGGATTGCGTTATCTAAATCAAACCCTAACCTGTTAAACCCAGACACTTGTGCTATATCTGCTAGTCCTTGGTTAGCCACCAGCTTTAAATATATTCTACGCGGTAAGGTTTTTGCGCTGTCTAAGAAATCTCTAGCTGTATCCACAAATTCTTGTTTATCAAAATCTTTAACCAGTTTGCGTTGCACATCGCCTATGTCTTTTGCTACCTTTTTGACGTTATCGCGTGTGCCAAGAGCAATCTTACCCGTCAGCCTTTGCGGTGGCGTAGGGTTAAGTATCGCCATAGTCATAGCATCAAAATCATCTAAGGATTCTAAGTTGCGTTTTTCTCCTAAAATTCTTGTAGCAATAAAATTTTCTGCCATCTGCAGGTAGCTAATATTTTTATTATTCATCATTGCGGATAGGCTTGACCGAAACTCTGGGTTAGACATAGCTTCAGAAAAGAACTCTTTTATATCCGTTGAGCCATATTCTCCATCAAACTCTTTCTGTACCTCTTTAAACAAACGTTGAATGGCTACAGGTACACCTTGTTCTATTTTTCGCAGGGTCAAGGCATGAGCTATTTCGTGCATGAGCGCGTGAGCATCTCTGCCTTTATCCTTATCTAACGTGATGGTTTTTGTTTCAGGATCATAGATTCCGTCAGCCAAATCGCCGTATCCGTCTTTAAGGTTTTTCTTGGTCGTTAGCTTTATTCCAGACCCTTTGAGCAACTGCTTAAATCTAATCGCATACGCTTTTAACTTAGGAAAACCTTTAGTTTTAGATAGTATGTCTAACGCAGTATCTATATCGCCAGCATCTATGGCTGCTTCTAAGGGTTCATTTTTAATTTTTAATTTGTTTACCGCTGCGTATAACGTTCCCCCGTTCTTCACGTCATCTATAAGATCGGGGCTAAAATCGGCTTTAGGATCTTTTTGTGCAGCGTTTTTTATTTCGTTAAGTATGGTACGGTCCCTGCGAGACATGGGCATACTTTCCATAAACTCAACAGTTTTCTTGGCGTTATCAAAAGAACTACCCCGCTCTAGCTCCTCTCGTTGACGCGCAGACGTAGGGTCTTCGTCTCTACCATATTGCTCTGTGTCTGGACGTCTTGCGCGTTTGCTGCCTGCAGCCCCACTTTCATTTATAACTGTGTAATACGCCTCGCGTATGCCGTCTGCAGGATTAGGGTATTTTGTTAGGTATTCGTTTACCGCATCTTTTGCCCCGGATACTTTTTTAAATAGCCTAGCGTTAACTTCTTCAGAGAATGGGTTAGACGTTACAGGTATTTCCTTAGCATTACGCCGTTGTGCAGGAGTGGCTTTGCGGTTGAATTGTTCTGCTATTTTATCGGCAGAACTTACGTCTTGACTCTCTTGAGTTGCGGATGACTTTTTTGGTGCCAAGGACGGATCATCCACAAAAGTGACTTTTCCTGTCCGCTTTAGCGTTTTAGGATCAACCTTATATCTTGTGCCGGGTATTACTTGCCGTACTGGACGATCTTGAGATTCCATAGCGGTGCCACGCCCTATGGCGTACACGTCGGACCTTGCAGTGGCTGCTGCGCTTTCAGCTAATGGTCCTGCATCCACTACATTTCGTGCAACAAGAACCTGACCTGCTTTAAGAGATTTTGCGCGGCGATCAAATTCGGTTTTGTCGAACGTGCGTCCGACTGGAAATTCTATTATCTCTTTAGCATCTACCGTAAAGGGAACTACCTCTCCATCAGAGCCACTATAACTTGCGGCTACGTCACGATTAGTAGAAGCAAACACATTATACCCATCACGAGGAGCAAGTTTGTCTTTAACGTCTTTGCGATTAAGACCCCGATAGAGTGTTAGTGCTTTTAATGCACTAGGCTGTGTTCCTTTTGCAGTAGTAGTATCGACAGCATCACGCCTGACATCTCCCAGTCCATCCGTCTCAGATGTTTCAGGCTTTTTGGCACCTGTATCTTTTGCCTGTCTTGCTCCCATGCCTTGCTGATTACGAGCATCGCTCTCTCTACGTCCTGTGTCGTCAGGTGTGGGGGGAGATGAAAGTTCTCCAATTGTGTCAGATCCACTTGGTTCTCCTTCGTCAATGGTATAATTAGGTTTCGGGAGCAGTAACGGTTCTGTCCTTGTAATAGGCTCTTGCCCCATCCGACGGGCTTTTTCTCTGCCCACTGCAGCCATAAGATCGTCTTGGTCTTCACGTTGACCCTTGTAAGACTCTGCTACCCGTTGGTCTGGCCCCTGCCTCTCCGGTGTTTTAGCACGTTCTTCTTCTACTATCTGTTCAAATTTATTTATTGGTATGTTACGGGCAGCAAGTTTCTCCCTGTCAAACGTTACATCGCCCGTTCTTTCAAGCTCTTCACGTACTTCTTTGCGAGTATCTATAAGTTCTTGGTTTGCGGTTAGTGACCCTATCCCTAAATCACTCAAGTCGGTTACCCGTTCTCTCGAACTTACAAACTCAGGTCCACGGTCAGCTTGCCGCTGCATTGCCTGCACCGCTGTGCGTCTTAGATTAGACATCTCTCCTGATGGGGCCGATTCAGGCGGTCCTTGTCTTTCGGGTATTTTTGCGGCTTCTTCCTCTATAATCTCAAAGACCCGTTCAGGAGCAATACCATCTACGCCTTCTACAGCTTTTACTTGGTTGGCTAACTCTGCAGTTAATGCGCCATCGGTATTAGGTAGCTCTTCTGCTAACAAAGCTCTTATTTGCTGCTCTGCAGGAGATTCGCCTGTGGATGTGGGTCCAGCCCTGCGGGTATTAGCAAACGAATCCACAAGGAACTGTAAGGCTGCACCCGCTGTACCACCTAACGCGCCAGCTTCTGCGGTACCACTATCAAACACAGCACGATCTGGGTTGTACCCACGTTCTACAAGGTTTTGCACGACTTCAGACGCAGCTTCTTGGGCACCTTCTGCGCCACCTGTTATAGCCGCACGTTGTATCTTTTGTCCGATACCAGTAACTTCTTGTGGCCCAAGATCATTTATAAGTTTACCTACAAACGGCAATTTAGCTACTGGTACAATCCGACTAATTGGCAATGCCTCTGCCGCACCTGCAAGTAAAATACGCGGGTCATTTACAGCACGTTGACGTTCTTCTGGGGTGGCCCCCGCTGCTCGCGCTCTTTCACTAGCCTCGCCTTTAGCCACATTAACACCAAGACCAAGGCCCGCTGCTGTACCTGCTAAACCTGCACCAACACCAACTACAGGAGCGGCAGCGGCAACACCCGCTATTCCAGCGGCAAACCCACCAATAGACCCAAATGCCTGCCCAATTTTGTATGACAGCGCATCTGCTCCTGCGTCACTTGGCTTGAGCACTGAGGCGATGCCCATGATCTTATCACGTGCTGCTGTTTCTGCGTCTTCTCCAAGTAAAGTCCCTGCACCTAACGCGGCAGTCTCAAAGGTACCGACGAACCCAGCCTGCGTGCCACGTGCCAGTCTCCCCAACATAGTGCCATCGTCAGGCTCTGATTCTGGTAGGTCGAACCGGGTGAATAGCGGTTTGGTTTCGCGGGCGCTTTCACGTTCAAACCGCTTCTTTCGTTCAGCAAGACGTATGATGAAGGCATCTGACGCGTCCTCCGGTGCCTCTACTTTAACCTCGCTTCCGTCAGGGAAATCAACGGTAAACATTTTCATGGCGAATTACCTTATCGTCTCACGTAGGGCGTATTTCCACCTGCTATACCTTGTTGCCCGCTTACTCCACTACCACTTAAAGAACTGCCCAGTAACGCTATCGCGTCTTGATATAGATTTAACATGCCTGAAGCCTCAAAATACAAATCTGTCTGGTATCTTGCGGCCTTTCGTATCTCATCCCCAGTTAGATCATTCTGTAGCTGTACAATTCTTGTTTCAATGGCTGACTTTTTGTCGTCTGTTGCCATTGACAGTCGCTCTCTAAGCGCATCTATCTCCCCCTGTTTTGTATCTGTAAGCACTTTTAATTCTGCGAGATATGTGGCGTCGTAGCTTGCCATGACTTTACCAGCTAGTGTTCTTGCTTCTGAGTCTAGTTCGGCTTCTCTTTTTGCTAAATCTTTAGCTGCTGCAGCGTCTAGTCGTTTGTTCTCTGTTATGTCCGCTATTTGCGCTTTCTCTAGCTCAATCTCGTTTGTTCTTTTCATTACTGCTATTTTGGCTCGTTCAAGATCTTTCTGTTCAGCATCGCTTTGCTGCTCGTATGCAAACTTTTTAGCATCTAGGTCAGCCCTCAAAACGGCTAAATCTCTGTTTGCTGCAATATTCTGACTGGTTCTAAGGTTAGCCATTTTCTCAGAGTATACTTTTGCAGCAGCCTCTACAGAAGCCTTCCCTAAATCACTGTCTATCTGCATACCTGAAAGTTCAATCGCATTACGCTCATTAAGTCTGAGGCGTCTGTCTTTCTTCTGGCGCATACGTTCATTCATTGCACCTGCGGCAATCCCTGCCCCCGTATAGCCAAGGCTAGATGTACCCGCAGCGCCTATGAGAGCCGCCGTAATCCGATTAAATTTTTCCTGTTGTGGGTTATAGTCGCGTTCTTCTAGCGCTTTCATTTCGTCAATCATCCGCTCTATAGCGTCTGCTTTTTCAGAACGACCAGTTATTTCGTCTACGAGACTCGCAGTGTCTCGGAAACTAGACTGCATATCAATGTCGCCTACACCCATCGGATCTTTTATTTGGCCCCGCTTAAACTCGTCTAACGTGCTATCTAGTGTATTTTGTGCAATTGTAGGTTTTTCTCGTGGAGCGTCTGCTTCCACTGCGGCAGGGGGTGCTAATTGCGCAGGTGCCTTTGGCGGCGATAAAGAAGCTATGCCCGAGCCTTGCTCGCCAACAGTGGTGGGCAACATCGTTTCCGTACCCCGTTCTGCAGCTAGCGATAGTTGATTTGAAAAATCAAAATCTCCTATTTTATTTACAGGGTTTGTAGAGTCAGGTATGCCAATGTTTGCCCCTAAAGCAGAAAAGTTAAAGGGAGCACGCTCTCCCGCAGTTGCTTCAAACTTAGGAAAATCATCTACCAAAGCCTTTAATTGTCTAGCAGTAAGTTCACCCGAATTTAATTTTTTTATGATTTGCTGTGCTTGAGCGCGTCTAGTGCTAGACTGTGTTTTAAAAAACCCTTCTCCGTAATTAGCATAAGGCCCATATGCGTTACGAACCGCCGCTCTTAGTTGGTTTTGTGGGTTATTAGGATCGTCTACAGGGGAAGTGAGAAAATCTGCTATTGTTCCAATACCGCGCCCAAACGGTGAACTATCGACACTACCGCCCGGTTGGAATGCAACAATGCCCCCACCAGCTAACTTCTTAGGCATAGCACCTTTAGGCATACCCGGCATACCCATCAAACCAGCTATACCCCCTTGTGGTCTAGGAGTTCTGGCTAATTGCTGCAGGTTTTTTGCTTGATCACTTTGACGTTTACCTAAAATACCCTGCGTTTGCTTGACCATATCATCTTTAGTACGCTGAAACATTTCTTGTTCGCGCTGCTGTTTTATGGTGCTGGGCTGTTGTTGCATCTTTAACTGCATATCACGTGCAGCAGCATCCTTCTCAGACTTCAACTTTTGCAGGGCAAGAAGGTCTATCAACTCTTGGTTTTGTTGGTAACGTTGCATAAGCTGTTGTGGGTTAGCACGATATGCGTCCACTTTACGTTGGACCTCTTCGTCCATTCTCTGGTTACCGATCATAACACTTATTCCTTGCCCATGCCAAACGCTTCACCAAACAAATTCATAATCCCTCCTGCGCCACCTAAAACGTTAGACAACATAGAAGGTTCTACATAGCTATAAGACTGCGCAGCTATTGGTAGATTTTGCAGTAGTGACTGCATGTACTGAACTTGTTTATACGGGAAGTCTCTTTCTTCCTCGAACTGCATTCTATCAGCGGTTATGCCCTGCTGTTCAATATCTCTTTGCGTTGCGCCGAGGTCTGCTTGTTTTGTAATAGCCGCAAGTCCGTAAAGGTTAGCAGCGTCCTGTGCTTTCATAGCCCTATCTTGCTCTGTATTAAACTGCCCCATCGCCGTATTGTATGCGTCTCTGTACCCCTCACCTGTTATACCAGCCAAGTTTTGCAGTAAGTTGCGGCTAGACTCTGCCCCGACCAATGCGGAACGCGCTCCACCATAAGCCCCCGCTTGTGTAAGCCGTCCTTGATCCTGCAGCAATTGAATCATTGCCTGCCGCCGCGCCTCATCAATTTGAGGTTGCAATGCTGCTTGGAGGTACGGATTCATGTACGTTTGAGCGTTTTCAGCGGTAAAAGTTTGAGGTGTATATGCTCCCATCGCGTCAGTAGGTATTGTGAGATTCGCTAATCCTTGAAACGCCGTAGATTGTAGATCGGATTCTCCAGCCGTAAGTGGACCCATGTAGGCTTCGTAGGGCTGTTCAGCAAGCGCCCTACCTCTGCCGAGCATCTCCGTTACATACGGACCTGCGTATTCAGATAAAACGCCTTCTCTACCTGTTTCTTGCCCTACTAGAGGGTCCAAAGGTGCTTTTACAGTTGATTCCGTTGCCATGTATCACCTCACGCGGGTAGCATTTTTCTAGGGTCAATTTCTTTACCCTGTTTTTCATTGCCTGTACGGGCCTTACGTACACGAGATAGCATATTGTCTAATACTTTAGCCCCTGCCTCTGAACTTCCGTTACCTAAATGACTAACTACATCAGCAGGGATTACGTATTCACCGTCACTTAAACGTGCTTCTTGCATACCATCTATGTTTGCACGGACTTTATCAGCCATCCCATCAGTATCGCCATCTAAATACCGACCCTTTTTAAGTTCGGCTATACCCCCTGCCGCCATTGTAGTTATAGGTTGTCTTTCTTCCCTTGCAGGGTTTGCTTTGTTTATAGCGGCTAACCCTGCTGCGCTCATAGGAGTTGGGGCGTTAGGTGTAACGTATTGCATGTCTGTAAAATAACGCTGTCCTCCACTTCCGGGTCGTCTGTTTGGGTCAAACGTATCAGGTACACGCTGTCTAGTCGAAGTATATCTTGGTATATCTCCTTGGTAGCCCACTTTGGGGCGTTCCCCTTGCCCAATTCCTAATGCGTTCAAACCTGCGGAGAATAAAATAGGCCCAAAGGGATTACCGCTTGTAAGCCCTGCAAAACTATCTTTGGTAATCGGGTCATCCGAATTAAAGTCTAGGTCGATTCCTGTAAGATCAGAAAGCCAACTCATACTACCCTCCTAGTATACGCAATAATGCGTCTGTTTCATCTTCTACCATACCACCCGATAAAAAACCAGTGGCTTGTCTTCTTGTATCATATGGAGAAACAAATAAACTTTCCTGAGTAGGAGTAGCAAATATACTCTCACCACCAATGTCATACATGTATTTAAGTTGGAATGGGTCAGGCGGCGTGACTTTTACTCCACGCGCTGCGGCTGCTAATTGCATAAGCCCCTGTTGCTGCTGCTGTCTTTTTGCCGCCTCTTGTTGTGCTTGCTGCGTATTTATTAAGGTGTTTAGCTGTGTGTTTAGATTAGTGTTTAACTCAGTATTCAGCGCTGTCTGAGCGTCTATCTGGCTTTGCAGGTCTTGTATGGTTTGTTGCTGGGTATCAATCGTACCATATAACCCCGTAGCAGGCGTAAACATAGAAGTATCTGCAAGCTGCACATCTTGTCCTGCAAAGGCTTGTTGTAGCAAATTAAGATCAGCGTCATTTACGATACCATCTCCGGTGACATCGTATTGCTGTATTTGCAACTCGCTCAAAACCTGATCTTGTGCGATGGTATCTGCTACGAAATCAATATCTACTTGCGTGACATTCTGTGCAGGCTTGCCGATAATATTTGCAATTTCATTTGATAGTGCGCCCAAACCTTCATCTATACTGGCGTATATACCTGTGGCTGCAGTGTCATCGGTAGCAGGACCACCAATAATAGCGAGAAGATCGTCTTTTGTAGTGCCAATAGTATTTAACAGGTTTGTCTCTGTAGTTCCTAACGCGGTAGATACATCACCAATAGCAAGAGAAAGTGCTTCGTCACGCTCTACACCCGCATTTTCATATTGTTTTATTGTAGCAAACAAACCTGTTGGGTCTTGGCTCTCGTCTACATCTAGTGTGTTGGGGTCATCAAGTACCTCGGGTGTCCCTAATATACCTGCAAGACCACTAATATCCTCACCAAGAGAAGTTTCTACAGCACCAATAGCTTTTTCTAAGTCAGTCTTTGTAGTACCTAAATTATCAGCAACTGCTTGTATTGCGTCATCTCGTGTAGACCCGCTTGCTACAAGGTCAGCAATATCTGCAAATATACCCGTAGCTTCAGCATCATCAGTAGCGGGTGTGCCAAGCTCTGTACCGATAACACTAGTTATTTGTTCGGTAACATCTATATTTGCAATCGCTGTTTCTAGGGCAGTTTTTGTAGTACCTAAATTATCAGCAATTGTTTGTATTGCTTCATCTCGTGTAGATCCGCTTGCTACAAGGTCAGCAATATCTGCAAATATACCTGTAGGATCTTGGGTTTCATCCACATCTAACGTGTCAGGATCATCTTCAACTGCAGGCGTGCCTATAACATCTGCAAGGTCGCCAATATCCTCACCAAGAGAAGTTTCTACATCACCAATAGCTTTTTCTAAATCTTCTTTGGTAGTCCCTAACTGTTTTAATACTTCGGCTTCTGTAAGGCCAAGATTAGTAGATAGCGCATCAATTGCTTCTTGGAGTGCAGCGTCTTTTGCGGAGCCTTCTTCAATTGCTTTGTATATACCCGTAGCTTCTTTGGATTCATCTTCAGGTGTATTTGGATCGTCCGCAACCGAGGGTGACCCTATGGTTTTAGACATTAGGTTATACGTAGCGGTCGGTAGATAACTTTCTAATTTAGCGCGTTGGAATGCTTCAAAGCCTGCAGGATCATAGTCTTCGGATTCAGGATCGAACTGCCCAACAAACCTATCCACATCCTCCTGTGCTACATCTACAAGACCTAACTCTTCATAGGCTGCGCGAGCCTCACTTGCGCTAAAGAATCGTGGGTCTACATATTCATTAATTGCTGCTTTTTGCGCGACTTGGTAGTTTTCGTCGTTTAGCTGCCCTGTAAATTGTTCAATGTCTGATTGTGAGGGTTGATACCCAATAGCACTTAAAAATTCTTCTGCCTCTACTGCAGTAACTTGTCTTGGGTCTACGTATGCACCAATAGCACTGGTTTGTGTTTCTTCTGTTTTAGACGCTACAAACTGCGCTATCTCTTCTGGCGTTGCGCTATACCCTGTATTTGCAAAAAATTCTGTAGCTTCTTCTAAGGTGGTCGCTAATGGATCATATTCTGCACGCGCTGCCGATAGTTTTTCGGTTTGGTAGTTTGCGGCTACGCCTTGACCTACATATGTAGCTGCTAAAGCATCGGTTAGTGTAAGCCCTTCTTCAGCAGCAATCGCCTGTACTTCTGCAAGGGTAACCTGACGTGGGTCTACATAAGATGCAATAGCTGCAGCTTGTTCTGTTTCAGGTACTTGAGCGACAAACTCTGCAATTTCTTCGTCGGTTGCCTCATAACCTAAATTGGCAAAGAACTGACGCGCTTCTTCGTCTGTAACTTGACGTGGATCAACGAACTGTCCAACCGCTGTTTCTTGCGCGGCTTGATCTAGTTGTCCAACAAACTGTGCAACCTGCTCATCGGTAGGCGTAAAGCCCAGTGCATCAAATGCGGCACGAACTTCTGCTTCTGTGGTTTGACGCGGGTCAACGAACTGTCTAACCGCTGTTTCTTGCGCGGCTTGATCTAGTTGTCCAACAAACTGTGCAACCTCTTCATCGGTGGGTGTAAACCCTGC